TCGCTTCAAGCCGCTCTGAAGCATCTCATACATCGTGACCCTGCGCGCCTCTGCGTTCTTTTTCAGGCTTTCCTTTTTGTCCGTTTTGGGCTGCTTGGGGTAGCGGATTTCGTTGTTTAAAATGCGGCCAAGGATGAAGCGATCACGCATCGCCCAAATCCGGCCAGCATAAAAGTCCACGTCCGATCCGTGCGTCGCCTCAAGTTTGGCGATCAAAGCCCTCAGTTCGTCTCCCGTCATTTCTTCCTCCACCCATAATACGCGATCAGGGCTGCCTCGGCCCTCCCGTCGTCTTTCTTGCGCGCCCACAGGTGCGCCTGATCCGGGAAGACGCTTGATGCGTAAGCTCGGGATGCGTCCTTGTCGGTCGAGAGGCCGAAGTGCTTCTTCCACGCGGCTGGCGGAACTTCATTCGTCGGGATGCCCGCGAAGAACAGGCAGGCCTTCAATTCGCCGAAAGCCTGCGCGATGCGGGCTACGTTGGCCGTTCCGATCATTCGCGGGAAAAACGGTTTCTCCACCCACGCGCATCGTACTGCACCGATCTCGGACAGGATCGCGCGCTTTTCTTCGATGGTGGCGGGCATGTCGAAGACGCGCACGCTCATGTCGTCACCGTCCATGACGGCGATGGCTCCGGTCTTGCCGGGGTCGATGCCGATGTAGAGGGCCATCAGGATGCCACCGCAATCTCGCCGCCGCAGGCCAGATAGCCGCAGCCGTCGATCCAGTTGTCCGCGTTGCCGGGGTTAGAGTCGATGCGCGCGATCTTCAACAAGGTCATCATCACGGCCACGTCATGGGGATTAACAGTCACGCCAAGATACACACTCCAATACTCAGAGATGTGTTTGAAGTTGCTCTCCGCGTCCCCGTGCGTGGCGTCACGATCCTTGGTGACGTACTCTTTGGCGGTGTCCAAAATCTCGGCCCGGTTCATTTCCACGGCTCCCGGTCGCGCAGGCTTTCCAGCCCGGTGATCTGGGCGATGCGGTTGCGGTAGATCGCGCCCGGCACGATGCCGCCCTGCATCCAGCGTGACATGCTGGATTTGGCGACCGGGATTTGGTCGGCCAGCCAGCCGAGCTTGCGCCCGCCGTCTTTCGCCCATTGTCTGATTAAATCTTGAGCCTTCACGGCGCCCTCCTGTGCTTCGGTTCGATCTGTCTATTTGTTAAAAAAATATGCGTCAAGTGCATTTTTCTGCTTGCATGAGGTGTAGTAGGCTGTATTGTGGTCCTACGAACTAGCAAACAAGGAGACGACCATGGCAACTTGGAAACACTACGTCGAAAACGAAGCAGCTTACGAGGCTGCTATCGCGCGCAACATCAGCATCAACGCCCGCAAGACCCGCGCAGCCAAATGGCTGGCCACCGCCGACGGCGCGCGTGCCAATGCGTTCCTGTTCGAGCTGGACGAGTTCGAGCCGACGTATCGTGATGATGGCAAATTCGACGCCACTCATCCGGTCGTAAAGGCCAGCCTCGGTGAGTTCTACGGCAAGATGCGTTCGAGCGTGAACGAGTGGGGCGGCCTGACCGAAGGCCAGACCAAGGTCGTGCTGGCCATGATCGAGCGTGGCGAAGCCCGCGTGGCAGAGCGCGCCAAGGCTCGCGAAGAGGCGCGTCAGGCCGACGCCGACAAGTCGGGCTGGATCGGCGAGATCGGCCAGCGTCGCGTGTTCGACCTGACCATCCGCATGGTTTTCGAGATGTCGGGCATGTACGGCACCAGCTACCTGCACGTCATGCATGACGTCGACGGCAATGTGGTGGTCTACAAGGGCACCAACCTGCTCGGCGAGAAGGGCAACGCGGTCTCGGTCAAAGCTACCATCAAAGACCACGACAGCCGCGACGGCGTGAAGCAAACCAAGATTTCACGCCCGGTCGCCGCATGACCGACTTAGAACTTGAACTCAGCAGGCTGGGCGTCATCGCCCCGCCAAAACCCCGCCCCCAGCCAGCGGCCTACGCGCCGCCCCAGTGGAAACCGACTTACCCCGGCGAAGAGCCGCCGTTTTGAAGGAAACTAACAACATGTCAGACCCAACCATCCTCATCACTCTGGAGCAGGCCGAAGCGGCTCTGGAGTGTATCGACCGCGACATCGAGCGCAATTACACCGACGACCACCCGAACTACCACGACACTGGCGAGATCATGTTTCTGTTGCGCCGCGCTGAACTGCGCCTGCGCTTGATCGCCGCAATTAATGCAAACAAAGGAAAATAAACCATGCGTATCCGCGACGTACTTTCCGCCATGATCGGCACCGTGTGCCTTTTCGTAATGCTCTACGCGGGCCTTCTTTTTGGCCACGGGATGGGGTGGTGAGATGGCTGTAAAACTCGGAGCAATGGACACCCACATCGTGCTGACCGCGCTGTGGGATTACCGCGAGACGCTGACGATTTACAACGACACTAGGCCCACGCCGGAACTCAAAGCCAAGATCGACCGCGTTGACCGCCTTATCGCGTCGTACAAGAAATCGTTCTTCGCGCTGGATCGGCTGGGGGTGGAGTGATGCAAATGCAACCCGTTGAGATCATTGTAACGAACCGCCTCCAGACCGGCACCACCTTCGCCGTGCGGGCGGATGCTATGACCGAAAACATCTTCATCCCGTCCAAGCTGGCTCTGGAAGCCAACGTGCGGCCCGGCATGAAAATCATGGCCAACCTCGTGCCGAACATCCAGCAGCCAGAAAAGACGCCGTGGCTCTGCATCGCGCTGCACGGCAGCGAAAAGGATGCGACGTCCGACACCAGCCTGCGGGACCGCATCCGCGCCGAACTCGGCAACGGGGCGGCGACGGTTTACGAGCTGGCCAACGCGCTGGGAGCCGAGGTGAGGGACGTGGAGGCAGAGCTGCGTACGATGCGGCTGCCACACACAGAACTGTGGGCTTTGGACGCTATGGACCTGCGGGTGCTGGCATGAGCAAGAACATGACAGACGCTCACTTGACTGCCGTGATGGACGCGCTGCCCGATGAGATGGACGAGGCCGAACTGTGCGCGTTGACGCTGACGATCTACAGCGCCTACCAAGAAGACCCGAGGGAAATAATCTCGTCTCTGATCGCCGCGATTTACACCTACGGCGACACCAAGGGCATCAGCAAAGACAGGATTTCGCTCGGTCTTCGGATGACGGCAGACCTGCACGACGAAATGAAAAGCAAGCAAACAACACACTAGGGAGATCAATATGTTCTGGAGAAAGAAGCAGGCGGTCATGCCGCACCGTGACGTGCAGGCAGAGGCGGCACTGGGGATCAGTAACGCGGCATCCGTGCTGCCGCCCAAGCGGTTCATGGACTTGGTCTACTGGGCCATCATGGCCAATCGACAGATCAGCGTCGAGGACATCGACGCGCTGGCGAACCGCCTGTCGCGGGAGGCTTGGGAGCGGGGGCGGAAATGAGCGAACAAGTTAAAATCAAAAGCCTGATCTGGCGCGACGTGACCATCCCAGAAGGCGCAACTGGCGGCCTATGGCTTGTCGCATATAGCATCGTCGGCACATACGAACTGCACCGCTTTGACGACAAGGTTGGCGTGTATCTTGGGATGCCCGGCGGCATTGCGTTGGACCAATACGTTGACGTTCTGTCAGCCACAGATGCCGCTCAGGCGAACTTTGAGAATAAGGTCAGGAGTGTTTTGAAATGACCGACGAAGAACTGGTGAAGCGGCTGCGGAAAGGCGACACCCCAATGGCAAACCATTACATGGACGAAGCCGCCGACCGCATCGAAGCCCTAATTAACCTGAACGAAGCCTTGGTGGAGTTAATGGACGACCGTGACGCCAAGCTGGCGAAGGCGGTGGAGGGGTTGCGGGAGATTGCGGGTGAGTGCGGCTGCTCAACAGCCCGCGCCATCATCGCGGAGATTGAGGGAGAGAAGAAATGACTGACCTAGACAAGCGCATGCACTTCCGCTGCGGAGACTGCGACACCAACTTCAGCACCCCCGATGCCGTCTTTCCGATGGACGTGAAGAAGCTGAGCAAGCTGGTCCGCGAAACCAAATGCCCGACGTGCGGGGCCGGGTCGAAGCGGCTGTATCTGCGGGCGAATGTGAAGGAGGAGAAGACATGAGCGGAGCGCTGAAAATCAACCACCTCATTTGTCCGTTGTGCGGTGAGAAAAGTCTGGGCGGGACGGCTGACAGCAGGCCGATCCACATGGAGGAGTTTGGTGTCGCAGCCCACGCGGTGAGGAGACGCCGTGACTGCCTGTCCTGCGGCGGAAGGTCAACGACCTTTGAACTCACCGAGGAGGCCCTACACGCCATCGCCCACCGGGTGACTGGCACGAACCTGAAGATCGGGTTCTTGGCCCAGCGTATCGTTGATCTTATTGAGGGGAAGGAGCCATGACCCTGAAAGTCATACCCGGCGCGGGCCAGAGGGCCGAGGACGTGACGGGCGAGATG